CGCCAGACGCCTTTGTTGAAGGTATTATGGAGAGTAGAGAGTGGACTTGGGATAACGGTATACTTAAACAGGTTGATTTAGAGGCTTGGAAACAACAAGTACGGGCTGCTAAACAAAGAAGTTTAGAAGAAACTAAACTAAAAATCTTTGAATCATTTCTTAAAAAACTCTAATCTTATAAATATCTGTACAAGAGAAATTTATAAACGTTTATAAATCAAAAGGAGATTTCTAATGGCCGAAACAAAAAATATTGAGGCGGTAGAAGCAAAAGTAGTGGCTGAGGCAACAAATCCATCTGCAGATGCTCCTAAAAGAGGCGCTGTTCCTGCTGAACCTACACATCTGAAAAATGATGCTGAAGATTTAGGAGCACCTGTTGTTAAACCGACAGACAGCAACCCTGACGCAACAAAAAAAGTTAAGACTGTTTCTGGACAAGCTCCTCAAGCACATGCTGGTTCTGCTGACGCAATGCCAAAATTGAAAGAGGAAGACGATTCAGAAGCAAAAGACGATAAGAAAAAAACAGAAGTTGAAGAAGGCGAAATGCCACAAGCTGCTCTAGATGCATTAAAAAAATCTGGAAAAGATGTTACTAAAAAAGACGACAAAGAAGATGTTAAAGAAGAATCAGAAGATGATTTTATTGACGTATCTGCTGATGTCGCCGCTTTAACTAAAGATGAAGACTTATCTGAAGAGTTTAAAACTAAGGCTGCAACAATTTTCGAAGCTGCTGTTAACGCAAATGTTAAAGAAGCAAAGAAAAAATTGACTGCGTCTTATGAAGAAAAGTTAAAAGAAGAAGTAGAAGCTTCTAAAGTCGAACTAGTTGAGAAAGTTGACTCATACATGAACTATGTTATCGAAGAATGGATGGCAGAAAATAAACTAGCGATTGAAAGAGGAATCAAGGGCGAAATAGCTGAGGATTTCATAGGTGGTCTTAAAAAATTATTTGAAGATCATTACATTGATGTTCCAGATGAAAAATATAACGTACTTGAAGATCAAGCTTCTAAAATAGAAAACCTTGAGAAGAAACTTAACGAACAAATCGAAAAGAATGTTGAATTAAACTCAGCAAAAAGCGTATTAGTAAGACAAGACATCATTGATGCATCGTCTTCTGATTTAGCTGACACTGCTAAAGAGAAATTTAACAAACTTGCTGAAGAAGTTGAGTTTACAAATGAGGAAGACTTTAAAACTAAAGTAGCTACTATTAAAGAAAGTTATTTTGGTTCTAAAAAAGAAGTGAATACACAAGAAGTAGATGATGTAGCGGTAAACGATGGATTAACTGATTCAGTTGATCTTAATAAAAGCATGGCTGCTTATACCGCCGCTATAAGTAAAACAAAAGACATTAAATTGTCTAACAAATAAAAATATAGGGGAGAGAACGATAATGTATTTATCAGAAACTTACGAAAAAAAATGGCAGCCAGTCCTAGAACACCCTGATCTTCCAAAGATCACGGATTCTTACAGACGAGCCGTTACAGCTACAATCTTGGAAAACCAAGAAAGAGCACAAAAAGAGGATCAAGCTTTCTTAAATGAAGCTGCTCCTACAAACAACACTAGTGGAACTGCAAATTGGGATCCAATTTTAATTTCATTAGTAAGAAGAGCAATGCCTAACCTTATCGCTTACGATATCGCTGGCGTTCAACCAATGACAGGCCCAGTAGGCCTTATCTTTGCAATGAGATCAAGATACACTTCTAAAACTGGCGGAGAAGCTATGTTCGATGAAGCAGATACTGATTTCTCTGGAAGAAATGCTGCTGCTGACTCAACTGCAGGTCAAACTGCTGGTGGTCACTCTGGTACAAACCCATCAGTTTTAAATGATGCATCCCCTGGGACGTATAAAAAATCTGAAGGTATGACTACGGCTACGGCTGAGGCATTAGGTGATGCTACTGCTAATCAGTTTGCTGAAATGGCTTTCTCAATCGAGAAATCTACAGTAACTGCTAGAAGTAGAGCTCTTAAAGCTGAATACACTATGGAATTAGCTCAAGATTTAAAAGCTATCCACGGTTTAGATGCTGAAACAGAACTTGCAAATATTCTATCTGCTGAAATCCTTTCGGAAATCAACAGAGAAGTTGTAAGAACAGTTTACATCAATGCTGAAAAAGGTGCATCTGCTAACACAGGAACAGTAAATACTACTACAGAAGGTATCTTTGATTTAGATACTGACTCAAATGGTAGATGGTCAGTTGAGAGATTCAAAGGACTAATGTTCCAAGTTGAAAGAGAAGCTAATGTTATTGCACAGAGAACAAGAAGAGGAAAAGGTAATATGATTATCTGTTCTTCTGATGTTGCATCTGCGCTTCAAATGGCTGGTGTATTAGATTACACTCCTGCATTAAACAATAACCTAAACGTTGACGATACTGGTAATACTTTTGCTGGTGTATTAAACGGTAGATTTAAAGTATATATTGATCCATACAGTGCGAACAATACTGGTAAACAGTTTTTCGTAGTTGGATACAAAGGAACTTCACCTTACGATGCTGGTATGTTCTATTGTCCTTATGTGCCACTTCAAATGGTTAGAGCAGTTGGCCAAGATACGTTCCAACCGAAAATTGGTTTCAAGACTAGATATGGTCTTATTGCTAATCCTTTCGCAGAAACAGGCGCTCAGTCTGGTGCTACTACTGCGGTTGATAACGCTGGTTCAGCTAACTCAAACAGATACTACAGAAGAGTCCAAGTTGCGAACTTAATGTAATAGTTGTTTATAAAATATCTAAAAAGGCGGGGCCTAAAAAACCTCGCCTTTTTTGTATAAAGAGTACAATGTAACGAAAAAGATAGAACCCAATGTATATGATGGCTCTATGGGCGTTGTATTAGGGTGTATATTTAACCCTAGTAAGTGTAAGTCAATTAAAAGAGCTAATGAAGATGAAAAGACATGGAAAGAAGTAGATAAATAGTATTATGACAATTACAAATTCTTTATTACGTCAACCCACTAAACTAGATTATGCGTCACCAACGCAGTTTAAGTTTAGTATAATTAAACTACCAAAAGTAGAATACTTTTGTACAGCAGTAAATATACCTGGTATTAACTTAGGTGGTTCACCTGTACAAGCAACCCCACTAAAAGATATTCCATTACCTGGCGATAAGTTAACTTATGAACCCTTACAAATGTCTTTTTTAGTAGATGAAAATTTAGAGAACTTCCAAGAAATCCATGGTTGGTTAGTTGGATTAGGTTTCCCTAGAGATCATACAGAATTTAGAAATTTAGTATCTTCTGGTAATGATAGATTTCCTAATAGAAATTCATCATCAGTAAGTACTGAAATAGGTAAAGTTAAATATGGAGCTACTGATGTTGGTAGTACATATTCAGATGCTACTCTAACAATATTATCCAGTAAAAATAACGCTGAATTAGAAGTAAGATTCAGAGATGTTTACCCGACAGGAGTAACTGGATTACAATATAATCAACAAGCCGCTGACGTTGATTATTTAACAGCAACAGTTTCGTTTAATTATACAATATATGATTTTGCGTTAGCTGGTGCTTCAGCAACAGCTGTGACTACAAGTTAACACGACTAAATAGTTAATGAATTATAAAATGGAGATATATTATGACCTTAGAAGAATTGCAAGAGTTAGCTGATAAGGACCTTAAAATAAATGATACTGAATTAGATTTAGAATCATTAAAAACCCCACAACTACATAACAAATTTTTAAAACATTTAACAATGTATAAATTAATGTTAAGTCGTAGTGAAACTGAATACAATATTTTAAAAAGAGAAAAGTGGGAATACTACACAGGTAAAGCAAACCCTCAAGTGTATATTGATAAACCTTTTAGTTTCAAATTACTTAAAACAGATGTTGACAAATATCTATTCGCAGATATAGATTTACAAAAATTAAAACAGAAAGTAGATTACTTAAATACAACAGTAGATTTTTTAGATAAAACAATTAGACAAATAGCAAATCGTGGCTTTACAATAAAGAATGCTATTGATTGGAGAAAATTTACTAGTGGCGCTATCTAATGTCCCTTACTCGTTATATTATTATTGATAAGGTAAATGAAGTTTATCTTAAAGTAGAAGCTGATGCTGATATTAGACGAGAGATAGGTCAATTTTTTACTTTCGAAGTTCCTGGTTATAAGTTTATGCCACAATACCGTAACAGAGTTTGGGACGGTAAGATACGTTTATTCTCATATGCAACTGGTAAAATATATACTGGTTTATATCCTTATATTATTAATTGGTGTAAAGATAATGATGTGCACGTTGTTGATGGTACTAAAATAAAACACAATAAAGTAGATGACAAGAAGGTAGAAGACTTAATCAAAGCTCTTAAATTACCTTTCGAAGTACGAGATTATCAAAAGGCAGCGTTTAAATATTCGGTAGAACAAGATAGATGTTTACTCGTATCCCCAACAGCATCTGGTAAATCTCTTATTGCTTATCTTATGGTGATCTTTAATTTATTAAGATTAAAAGATACAAAACAAGATAGAATACTAATTATTGTACCAACTACTTCACTTGTAGAACAATTATTCAAAGATTTTAAAGATTATGGATACAATAGTGAAAGAAATATACATAAAATATATCAAGGACATGATAAAGAAACAACTAAAAGAGTTATAATATCTACTTGGCAATCAATTTATAATCTACCTAAGAAGTGGTTTGAAAAATTTGGTATGATAATAGGAGATGAAGCTCATCTATTTAAAGCTATGTCATTAACTAAATTGATGACAAAACTAGAGAAATGTAAATATCGAATCGGTCTAACAGGTACACTTGATGGAACAAAAACTCACAGGTTAGTATTAGAAGGCTTGTTTGGTACAGTTAATAAAATCGTATCTACAAGTGAATTGATGATGAAGAAACAACTTGCCAAACTAAAGATTATGTGTTTAGTTTTACAACATGATAAAACAGCTAGACACTTCTTAAAAGATAAGTCTTATCAGGAAGAAATGGATTATCTTGTTTCAAATACCAAAAGGAATAAATACATACGAAATTTATGCTTGTCTTTACAAGGTAACTCATTATGTCTATTTCAATATGTTGAAAAACATGGTAAAATACTCAAAGAGTTAATTGAAGAAAATGCTGGAGATCGAAAAGTATTTTATATCCATGGAGGGGTAGAGGCAGATGCAAGAGAACAAGTTAGAGAAATTACAGAACAAAGTCAAGACGCCATTATTATCGCCAGTTACGGTACATTTTCTACTGGTATCAATATTCGTAATTTACACAACATTATTTTTAGTAGCCCTAGTAAGAGCCGTATAAGAAATTTACAAAGTATTGGTAGAGGATTACGTCTGAAAGATAACAATTCTTCAGCTACTTTATATGATATAGCAGATGATATATCTTATAATAATAAGGATAATTATACTTTAGCTCATTTTAAAGAACGAATCAACATTTACAATAGTGAAGACTTTGAATATGAAATACACAATATTGAATTAGATAAATAGTATTATGATAGAAAAACAATTAGATAGTCCTATAAAGATAGTTAAACTTATTAATGGTGATGATGTGGTTTGTGTATTACCTAAGTTACAATTGGGTGAAAATTCTAAATTGTTAAGATTAGAAAAACCGTTTCAATTAAAATATATACCACAGTTAACTCCTGTAGGTATCAAAGATTATGTAGCACTTATAAAGTGGGCGGCCTATACACCAGATGAACTTATTACTATCCCAAAAGATAAGATATTAACTATCACTAACGCCGGTGTTGATATGATTAAAAGCTACTTCCACGTAGCTAAAGACTACTCAACGAATAGAGAAATTCCTAAAGATAAACCATACAATAGAAGACGACTAACTGATAATGAAAATGAAGAACTGAATGAAATATTTAATGAAAATTATGATGATAACGGAACTATTCACTAATAACTATATTGACTCTATTTCTTATCATCGCTCAACACGCTCTATTATAAGCATTTTTGAGCAAAAGTCAATACTGATTTGAAAATTATTACCAAGTAATTTTTTACTATTATATTGAACGAACATTGACAAAAACAACAAAGTGTAGTATATTAATATTATGGCAGCAAAAAAAGAACATTACGTAAATAACAAAGACTTTTTAGAGGCAATGACAGCCTACAAAAAAGAAGTAAATAAATCAAAAAAACAAAAAAAAGATAAACCATTAGTGAGTAATTATATTGGTAGTTGTTTTCTAAAGATTGCAAATCATTTATCGTTCAAACCTAACTTCATTAATTACACATTTAGAGATGATATGATTAGTGATGGTATTGAAAATTGTTTACAATATTTGGACAACTTTGATCCAGCAAAATCAAAGAATCCTTTTGCTTATTTTACTCAAATAATTTATTACGCCTTCATCAGAAGAATCCAAAAAGAAAAGAAACAAGTCACAATTAAACATAAACTTATTATGGATAATAATTATGATGATATGACTTTACAACCACATGAAGATGGCGGGTTTACAAATCAATTTAGAGAGTTCTTACAAAAAAATATAAGAATGA